ACTTCCAACCATGCAACTCTGAGACATTCAGAATAAGCTGATCCAAAAAGTTAGACTTGCCATGATTAGGTATTCCAGTAACAAGCTGGAATGTCCCCGCCATGACCTGATATATATCATCGAGGGATTGGAACCCTGTCCCCACAGGCTTTTGAATGTTTCCAGAATATATATCTAGGACTTGTCCAACGTAATCTTTGACAAAATGCAAACCATCGATTGGAAAAGGTTTTGCATGATCTATGCATTCTTGAAGGACATCGCCCCCGTGATTGATCAAAGTGTCGTTAGCGTCCTTGCAAACAATGTCATGAATATCAGGGTATTGAACTCTCCAGCACCTATGTTTCCCAAATCTGTGTATTAGTTCCTGTGCGAGATTGTTTCCAGCACTATCTGTATCAACCGCTATGATGACCTTTTCCGCATCATTGAGCCAGTCACTTGCCTCGAACGCAGTGAACCTTTTATCAGCAGGATCAAACTTTGCTTGTTGCGGCGCACCATCTGGAAGCGTCACAGCATCAACCCCAATGGATGACATTGCTAAAACATCCATCTCACCTTCAACAAATACGACTTCTTTATCGCGCCCCTCCTCCCAATTCGATTTGATTTTATCGATGTTATATAATGATCTTTGAGCTTTTGGAGCTTGAGAAAACTTCTTATCAAATGATCTATATTTGACATTAACTATTTCCCCATCGAGGAAATATGGAAAAGAAATTTTGGCCTGATTTGCGCCCCTCGTATCCAGATATATTTCGAAAGACCTCCAAACATTCTCAGGTATGCAACGACTTCTGAAAAAATCTTCAAGCGCATGAGGCGTGGATCGATCTTCGACAGGTGGAACTGTTGGACGCTCGTAGACCTTTCTTACTGGTGGTGACCAATCCCTTGTGTTGCTCTTTATGTTCCCAACCCAGTCACAATGGTGACACTTCCAGACCGCTCCCCCGTCATTGTCTATCGTTACAGAAAGACAGGTGTCAGTCTTATTTCTGCGAGTGTGAGAACATTGGGGGCAAGTAGTTTTGTGATCCCCCACTGATTTATTTCTTAGGTGAATACCGTGTTCTATCAATTCCATTTTTTTCATCCTGCTAGGCTGTTGAGTGTTTTCTTAGGCTCTGTCATCTCGACAGTTTCCCACCTTCTCTGATTCAACCATGTGGTTGCGTGTGGTATAAATTTCACATCCTTTCCCTTTTGAGTTTGTGCAAATCTGCAAGTTTTTATGAATAGATCGCGTTCGTCTATAAACTTGTCTATAGCGTTTAGCCAAAGTTCATAAGACTTTTTCTTAGACCCATTGTTTGTAGGGTAAGCATTCCACCATTCCTCGAAACCTGTTGAATAAAGCTGTTTATTATTAGGTTCTTTATTACAGGTTATTGGCTCGTCAGTTTGAATACCCCCTCCCCCCGTCAAATTGACGACCCCCATCTTCAGTGTGTAAAGATTGCTGGTTTGTCTGTTGGAGCCTTCTGGACCCCTGTCAAACCTTGAGGCAATGGAAACCAAGCCCCGATCCTCTAAACGCTTCAGTGCGCGTTCTACGGTGCTTACGCCACATTCTGCTTTTTGGGCTATGGTCTTGTGAGCGGGGAAACTTATACCATGCTCGTTGGCAAAGTTTGCTAAAATAATCAATATCAATTTATCTGTTGAGCCACCAGCTTTCTGCTGAGCGGCCCATGAAAGAGCTTCCCATGACATAATTCATCCTCCTTAGGCTGAACCAATTATGTCTTTATTTCCGCTGAAGAAAAGGTTTGATTTGATTTTGTTCTCTGATAACATGATTTTGCTTAGAAGGTGTGTTCCCAGAAAAGGCAGGGGGTTTTTTTGAAGCATTTTCCCCCTGTCTTTTTTATTTCCTACTCATCCAAGCTGTCGTTCCCATATAAGCCCCAACAATACCCGCCCCACTAATATAGAACAGATTGCTTATATCTGATAAAGCCTCGATACGCTCAAGCGGTATCCAAGGTGTAAATAGCGCGGCTGTAAACAACCCCATGCCTATGAGCGTCCACCTCGCCATTCTCAACTGTGCTAGGCTTTTCCTTAAATCTCTCTCTGTCTCTCTGATTTCTTTGGCGTGCTCTAATTCTGCATCAGTAACAACACCATCGCCATCCATATCGTATTTATCGTAATCACTTTCTGGCTGTAACTTTTTACTCATTTTTGGCTCTCCCTGATTTCTTTCAATGTCTCCTGTACTGTCATCTCTCTCTTAGCTTTAGGATCGTATTTGCATTGATATTCAGATGGTATGAATTCCAAGTACTCAAATATTTGACTTTCAATGGTGTTGTTCTGTCCTTTGAAAATGCAAACGACTTGTTTTTTGTCTAGCTTTTCACATTTTACTTTACGACAGGTGGTCATGATTTCGTTTGCATCAGCCACCTTGCCTTTCAGAAACATAACAAACAAAGTGAGGACAGAGACCCCTAAACCAATCATCACAATCCAAGCTATAATCTCAACAAACTTTTGACGGCGTTCACGTTGTGCATATAATGTTTCCTGTCTACGTTTTCTAATCTGGCCCTCCATACGGACTAGCTCATCCCAAGATGATCTGCCCATCGTCATGCCAATCCATTGTTTGAGTTCATACCGCTGTTCTTCCGCTTTTTTCTTAGCGGCGAATGTCTGTATGGCTTCTTGCTCAACACTCTGACCATTAAACAACTTTTTGAATATCGGAGGGTTCTTTGCTTCTTTTTCCATTTGGTCAAGATCGGAAAGCGCACCCATCCATCTTGATAGGTCTGACGCCATTGATTCGATATCTCGCCCTATCGCAAAGCCTTTTTTTAATGTGGTAAATGCCGCACTGGCAGTTGCCATAGCTGTAACTGGGTCCATAAAACAATCTCCAAGACTGTCCTTTTGGACAATGGTTACGCCATTTGGCTAAAACTAAAAGTGTTCTGTTATCGTTATTGGCGGGTCATATGTTGCCAAAATTTTTTTCTTCATTCGATAAACAGGTGTCATCGTTGCTTTACTCTTAACATCTTCGATGATTTTAACTCCATTTTTGAAATAAGAAAAGTCCGCAACATATTTGCCTATTTTTTTTCCATTTACCATTAAGGGAAACTCAGGCTGTAATCTCAAATTTTCTATGTATCCAGATTTGGCAAGCATCTTTAGCTCCCCATACCTAGACGCTTCTTTTTTTGAGTCGAATGTAATCCCATCGACCTGAGTTTTAATATTTCTATATTTGCTAATTACCATTGGCATACAAAATACAGCAGTTGTTTTGACGATTGGAACATATAATACAGCAGTTGGGATAACAAATAATTTCGATTGAGTTTCTGAAATTTTCTTTTTGCTTTTCTTTCAGCAACATAACAGTCATAATGAAAATGCAAAAAATCCTAAGAGGTACGATATGAATGATACTTTCAAGACACATAATGTGTCACACTTATCCGCATCTACGATAAATTTGTGGATATCCAATCCCGCAATGTGTTTGATGAAGATAGCTGGCTACTCGTCTGAGGTTGGTCCAGCGGCTTGGCGAGGGATTGGCGTTGATCGAGCCGTTACCGCTCTTGTTCAAAACAAGAAAATGAAAATGGAAACCGCTCTAGAAATAGCTGACATCGAGTTTGAAGATAGACGGCGGTCAGTTAAATCTTACTTTTCTGAACAAAAAATAGACAAAGAACAAGAGCATATGCGGCGTTGTGTGAAAGCCGCATATGTAAGCATTGTTGAATCATACAGGGCCAGTGACTTCCAATCTTCACAGGGCAAGGTCTCTGTTGATATTGACGACATATCTGTACCGTTTATCGGTTATTTTGACTTGTTGTTCTCTGATAAAGTTGTTGATCTAAAAAGCAAGGGTCAGGCTATATCAAAACCGCCTTTGTCTGATTGTCGGCAACTCAGTATTTATCAAAAGGCCACAGGCAAAACTCCTTGGGTGGTTTACATCACACATAAAGAGGTGAGGCAGTTTATGATTGAAGACTGCGACAAACACCTTGCAGAAATACGCTCTGCCGCACTGTCTCTGGAAAAGATACTGTCTGTCTCAGATGATATTGAGGATTGCTGTAGGTTTTTATATCCAGACCTTGATCACTGGATGTGGTCTGAACAGGATAGAGTTGAAGCTAAACGCATATGGAGGATGAAATGAACGTAGCTGAAACGATTTGGAACAATCTGACAGAACATGAAATAGATGATCGTGATATCCAAGCCCAAACGCATACGCGCAAAAAGAAAGTGTTGGATAAACGAACCAATAAAACAGAGTGGATTGAAGAGGAATATCAACTTCACTACTACAGTTGGGGTGCTTGTTGGCGTGAACTTATGAATCGCTACCCCAGTGCTGCCTATGAGTTCAGCACGTTTGAGCGTGAAGGCAAGCTGTATGACGTGATGTACTACGCTGACAGCACCGCCAGTGTTCACTGCACTGTAACCATCGAGGGTGTTTCACGTGAAATGTGGTTGCCTGTTATGGACTTCAGGAACAAGGCCATACCAAATCCTGATGCACGAGCCATCTCAGACGCCAAGATGAGATGTCTGGTAAAGACTGTCGCAATGTTTGGTCTGGGTCTGGACATATATGAAGGTGCTTATATACCGCCTGAAGATAGACCTGAACCTGATGATGAAACTCCAGATGAGGAGATGCCAAGTCTACCTGAATTCTGCGTCTATAATTTATCTGGAACAAAAATGGCCTCGTTCAACGATGGTCAAAGTTGGATACGACATATGGAGAACAAGCCTCCAGAGGATCGATCCAATGATCATAATCGAACTGTATCAGAGGCAGTTATCGACTATGTGATGAATTACCCAAGAATGCGAGACAAGACAAAAACAGAAACGATTACACGCATTCGCAACCTGTTTGTATGAAAGAAAGGCTTTAATCATGCTTCAAGCTATCAAGAAATTGTCCAATGTATTCCCGTGGAGAAAGATACACGGCGGTTCTTCTAAGCAAGCCAGTGAGCTTCCTAGCAAGACGTTTTCAGTCAAATCTGATGAAAACAAACCAATTCATCATGAATACCCTTTGAATGGACTTAATCGCACAAAATACGGTGGCAACATTGAGTTGGCTAAAAACATGGGCATTGGAGACTATGTGTTTTGCCCAAATAGATCAGCCGCCGCATCCCTAACAAAAAACATCTCTAATATCTGGGGCAAAAAGTCTAGCAAGAGCAAGACAATGACAAATGGGTCAGTCAAGGTCTGGAGACAAAAATGAAAACCAAGAAAGTAAAAAAGCTGTGGAAAGGCACTTTGGTTTCCGTTCGAGATTACGAAATCAAGTCAGCCATCGAGGCTGGTGGTATGAGGATCGAGTTCAACGATGAGGTTATGGAGCTAACTGTAGATCAACTCAAAATTCTCAAACCGAATGGTCAATCCCACATGAGCAAATTCAAAGGCCAGTATCAACTTGTTGATATAACTTGGAAGCCACTAACACACGACCCAAGACAGGAGACAATGAATGTCTGATAAAGTTTTTGACAACAGCAACAGCGGTTGCTTATTCGATGCGCCAAACATGGAGATATACAGACAGGGCAAATGCCATGTTGATGGAGTGGAAAGGGAATTTCTTATTTCAGTGACACATAATAATCAAAAGGGTGAAACCTATTATGATCTGTATGAAAAGGTTGGCAAAGTAAGTCCTAATCGCAACAAGAAAAGTGAAAACTCGCCTGACATGATAGGAGATTTTCAAGCCTACCCTCCAAACCATTTTGAGGTGGGTGATGATCCTCGCTACATGATTTTTGGAAACAAAAGAATAGGCAACAGCTCCAAAAAAGAGTTTACAGCAGTGAGTGTAAAACCAAAAGAAGATCGAAAGCCTACCAACAACACTCATGGAGACAATGTGGTATCAATGGATAACAAATCAGATGATTCGCCGCCTCCTCCAAGGTCAAATCCATTTTGACAAGCACATGAGATTATGAAAATATGAACTTGAGGCTGATGCTTTTCTTCTTGGGATCAATCTCAGTTCATAATTCCTCCCTTAACTAACCCCACTGCTACGGCGGTGGGGTCTTTTTGTATCTCCACTACTGCCAAGAAACTTGCTGTAACTTGGCGAGATGGACGCTTCATTGGAAAAAACATGAATCAAGCCAGTGACGCTCCTAGAGCGATTAGGGGGGTGTTGCATTTTTTCCTAAAAAACAGAAAAAAATACCCAAAAAGCAAAAAAAACCTTTTTTTCTTCAAAAAAATATTCCATAAGGAGAACGTAAGGAGGTCTGGATAAGACAACATGGTACGGGGTAGCCGCAGATGTGAACCCAAAGCCCAAACTTCTAGACCTCTTTACATCTTATTTTTCACAAGCCCATGGAGGATGAAATCATGGCCCAGAAATCTCTGAATGTAGGCGACAAGGCACAGTGCGTAGATGACGAATGTTTTTATTGGGGGTGCATAGTCACCGTTATAAAGTCTGCGATAAGCCCTAGCTGCAGTGTTGTAAGATTGGACGGCAGTTGTGTTGAGTTTGTTTGCTCAGATGATCTGTTAGTGAAGGTGGGATCATGAGCATTCGTATTGAAGACCTTGACCCTGATTTCCAGCGGATGCTTCGTGATCAAGGTATCAAAGAGCCACGCAAGCACACTTTTGGCATCGAGGAAAAAAGCCGCTATGCGATCAAGGTGCTTTCTATCGTTTCCAACCTGACGCAAGACCAGCGCAAGCGTGTCCTTCAACACGCGCTGACTATGAACACCCCGCCAAGGAGCAAGTCATGACAGACCCAAACCCAGACTTCCCCCCGCTTACTAATAAGCGTGCTAAGTTTAGAGCAACAGTTAGCACTTGGTACACAAATGACGGCACGAGAGTGGATCATCAAGAGACATTCAGTGGCGAAACAATATCTGATCTTGGTTACATGCGTATGCACCACTGGCACAGGCATGTTCTGCAGCCTTTGACTATACCGCCAGACGAATACTTAGGCTTCGCCTACAGCCAAGGTAAATGGAACATACTATATGCCCCAGTTGTCCCTGTCTTCACAGGCAACAAGTTTCATGGATACTACTATTTCTGGAACTGCAGCATACAAAGGTATGACTTATTCAAACAACACCAACTGTTGGATGAGGCGTACAGAAAACAACATGAAGAAACACCAAAAAAATGGTGGTCATACGACCCTGAGAGCATCACTTACAAAAACACTTATGGCAAAGGAGCATGAACATTGAGTGCTGATATCAAAAGAGAAATCTTCATTGAGATGGCGGAAGGTCGAACCAATCGCTGTATCAAGAACATCCGCCTGTTGCGCGAGTTGTCCAATCCCAACAAGTATCAATACAATGTTGGTGACATAGAACGTATCCAACAAAGGGTGCAAGACGAGCTTGATGCGATGATGCATGATTTCAAAGCCAGCTTGTTGGCTGACAACGATTTCAAACTGTAAGGGAGATCAGTAGGATGAACATCTTTTACCTTGACCCGAACCCAAGGCGTTGTGCGCAGATGCACTGCGATAAGCATGTAGTCAAAATGATATTGGAGACTGCTCAGATGCTATCAACAGCGCACAGATATCTTAGCCCAACAGAATACTGTGAGAAATACTCATTGTTTCAACCAGTATTTCAACATCACCCTAGCACCAAGTGGTGCATGGAAACCTCTGCCAATTACCAGTGGCTATCTAATCTCTTTGATGAGTTGAACTTGGAGTATTGGTTTCGCTGGGGCAGAAATCATGAGCCTGAGAGGTGGCACTCAGCAAGTCGAATGATAGGAGCCTTGGGCCATATGCCTTTACGTATTCCTCAGGGGCCATTTTCTGACCCGCCGCAGTGTATGCCAGATGAGTATAAAGGCCCAGACGCAGTGCAAGCCTATCACCGCTACTATCTAGGAGCGAAAGCATACTTTGCTAAGTGGGCGCACGGCCCGACCCCGCAATGGTGGATGGAGGCGCAAGATGCAACATCGTGATTGGTATAACCTTTACAATCTCCAGCCTAATGATTGGCTTCATATGAACAGTCAGAGAACAGATGGTTTATTCACGCCATTCAAACAACGTATCATGAGGCTAATCCTGAGGCACAGACAGAAAAAATCGACTAACTGAAACTTTTTTCTGTTTTCTGGAAAAAAAATCGAAAAAAGGGCTTTTCTTTTTCAGATTATAGGTCCATGGTATCTGTAATGGTTCTTTGAAGAACCAACCATAACCTATAAGGATGACAGAAATGACACAGTTTACTTCAAATGAGATCGCCGCCATGAAGATGTGCCTTAACTATACTGACCGTGATACCCAGTTGAGCGACAACCACAGTGATGCAACACCAGCAGACATTGGTATTGCCCTCGGTTGGAACAAGCAACAGGTTGGCGGTGTGCTTGCTAACCTTGTGATGAAGGGAATGGCTTGGGTCGATTACAGAGGCAGTGAAGCTGACCAAATGGTTCGCAATAATCCTGAGTTCCACGTCATCTATCTGCATGACGCTGGCGTAAATGCAATCTTTGACATCATTGAAGGGGAGGTGGCCTAACGGCCCCCCCCAGAAGGGAGACAGACCAATGAAACTTGTTATCATCATGCAACACGAGGAGTCATGCGTAAATCGGTGGCGTCCAAAGTTTGGCGACATCTTCATTGTTGAGGATGTCAGCTTCAATCAACGCCAAACCATTCAGCGTTTTGGCATCCCATTCCTTGCCAAGTTGCTTGAGTGCGGCATGGACATCACCATGGATCAGGTCGCAAATGCAGAACGTGATCGTGGTCATGCTGATGCGTACTGGCGTGAGTACGTCAAGCATTGGGTTCTGGTCGAGGATGACGTTGATCTGGTTGAGGCTGGCCTGATTGAGTCGTGGAGTCAGCCTTGGACGCTGACCTTCAGCAAAGAGCGTAAGCAGTGGACCGCTAATCGCTTTGTCGTCAACGAGGGTTACTGGTCTACTGCGCCCTCAGGAAACGAGTACGAGGGCAAGTGGGAGGGATATGCCCTTGCTGACGGTGGTCAGCGCGTAGAACGCTCCTACAAGGAGCATTATGTGGAGCGGCAGGTAGCTTAGGCTATCTGTCCCAACCCCGTTGTCTATGGAGGATGATATGACTTGGACAACTGAACGACTGCATGAGGTCATGCAGAACATTGTCAACGACCCATCAGAGGTCAATATGCACACTCAGATTGCACGACTGTCTGAAGATGAGTGCAAAACACTTCGCCGTGTTATGTGGTCTGTTGAGACCAATGTGAGTGACCGTGAGTCTGTTTATGATCGGGAGAATGATCATGTCTAAATTTATTACAAAACTTAACCTTACCCCAAGCCAAACTTTTTTGGTTTGGGAGGCTGTTAACAACACTTGGTTCACTAATGCAAAAAAAGAACAGTTGCAACTTTGCCGATTGTTAAGGCGTCAACTCCTCGATATTTCCCATGGCTGTGAAGATAATTCAAAAATGTTGGATGACACTGACGAGATTTTGAAAAATGAGTGGTTGGAAAATCGAGGTGAATTTGCCGAACATGGCCTCACTAAAAAAGGTTTTTATGCAGTCAAAAACAAAAAGCGTGAGGAGATGGGGATATGATTAGCTGGCACAATGCGCCGCAATGGTCTCGAAAGGGTTATGTCTATCAACCAGAAGTTGATGAGGATGAGGAGGGCATACGCAAAGCAACTCACAGGTGTGTGAGCAGGGTTGATCCTAATGATGTAATGATATCATCACACACGCCTTATCACTGGATGAGTAACGATGAGTTCAACAAATTTGTAGATATGATGGTGAGGATAAGATCATGAGGATGTTATGTATTTTGGCGGCAAGTTGTCTGACCGCCTGTGCTTCAAAGCCAGTTGTTGATTTAAGATCGTCAGAGAATTTGGCACAGTTTTATCAACGCGATCTGATGGAATGTCAGCAGTTGGTCGAAAGTAGCCGCAGTTGGCTGGACAAACCTCTGCTTGGTGTAGACTTAATGTTGTCTGATTGCTTGGAGGGGCGAGGTCATAATGTCCTTAATTGAACCAATGACAGGTCAAGAGCTAAAGGATTGGCGGCTGGAACTGGGCTGGACCCAGAAACAAGCCGCTAATGCTTTAGGTTTTAGGCATAGATCGAGCATTTCACAGTTGGAGCGGGGTCATCAATATGTCACTCCAAAAGTGGCAAAACTTGCTCGAATGATTTTAGATTATGAACTAGCAACATGATGGAGAATGTTATGGCTAGAAACATGATAAATATCTTGTTTGCAACTTTGGTTGGGGTTTGCTTTTTACTTATGATTGAATTCACCCTAATAAACCTCGTGCTGGGTTGTGAGACATGGAATGAACAGCTTTGGGATGAGAACAATTCCTGCATCACTTTGTCTAAAATGTTGGGATTTTAGATATGCTTCGCTCAACCAAAACAAGCGGTGATTGGGACGTCATAAGTGATGAACTGATTGAACTTGTCAATCAATTATCCAATGACGATGTATCAAAAATATTAGATTGTTTCTCATCGAGGATCATTGTCTGGGTAGACGATGATGATGGTAGAAAAGCCAAAAACATTCGATGTGCTTCTTTGAATGGAACTTTTATCCAATTGCATTTGGAGGATAAGTAAATGATTTTAGAACCACTAGCTTGTTTAGCAATGGCAATTTATTTTGAAGCCAGAGGAGAGCCGACTGTTGGGCAAATGGCTGTTGCTCACGTCATAATGAACAGGGTCGAAAGCCCAGATTTTCCTGATACCGTCTGCGGTGTTGTTACTCAGGGCAAGACTTACAAAAGCAATCCTGATTTGCCTGTAAAACATAAATGCCAGTTTAGCTTCTATTGTGATGGGAAAAGCGATAAGCCAAAAAATGATGATGCTCTGTATTGGGCTGAAACCATTGCTTGGGGCGTTTACCACGGTCAGATTTATGATCCGACTGAAGGAGCGGTTTATTATCATGCCGACTATGTTCACCCAGATTGGGCTAATGTGAAACGACCCGTGCGCCAAATATCCAAGCATATTTTTTATAAGGAGCAGTAAATGGCCTATGCAATCCCGCCCAGACTAAGGGAAACAGAAGTGGGAGTTATGGCGGCAGATCAGCTAAAAAAATCTATCTGCATAAATGTCATAGAACTTCACAAAGATTCACGCAATGCCTCGATAAAAGGCAGGGTGCAGAAAGAAAATTCAAATATTGTAGACATAGATGTTCGTCAGACTGATGTTTTCATTATCCACGAGGATTTCGATTGGGTGGATAAGCTAATTCTTCAATGCGCTAAGTCTGCTAATGAACAGTTTGATTTCAACATCACAGGACTAATGGAAAGGCCGCAACTGCTAAAGTATTCCGCACCATCCAAAGGATATGATTGGCATCTCGACATAGGAATGGGTGACGCTTCTACGAGAAAAATAAGTATCTCCATTTTGTTAAATGAGGATTACGAGGGCGGTAATTTGTCTTTCTTCACAGACGGGGAAACAGACATCAAACCAGATTTAGGAACAGCCATTGCATTCCCAAGCTACCTCCCTCACAGGGTTTTGCCTGTAACCAAGGGTGTAAGATGGTCTTTAGTTTGCTGGATAGCTGGAGAGCCATTTAGATGAGCCGCCAATATAAGAATAAAAAGCATCTTGATTGGGTACATGGTCTTAAATGCTCACTGGCTGGAAATAGAGATTGCCTTGGACCTCTGCAAGCCCATCATCTCTTAAAGCCGTGGGAGGGCTTCAGAGGCATGGGAATGAAGGCTTCAGATCGAAATGTTATACCACTTTGTTTGCGTCACCATATCATGCTTCATAAAAGGGGCAACGAATTAGCTTTTTTTCAAGAGATGACAGGTGATGAAGAATATGGACAAAAAGAGGCAAGATATCTTTGGCACAAAAGCCCTCATAACGGAATAGGGCGCAAAGGAAGGAGACCAGCAGATGATAAATGATGAAGATGTAGAAAAGGCTATTGATTACCTACGAGACAATGCAGACCCCGCCGCTCATGCTAGGGCAGAGCGTATTTACATGGAGGAGTTTCGAAAGTCACTCAAAGCTCTCATTATGAAAGAACATATTGAAAAAACAGTTTCTGCACAAGAGCGTGAAGCATATGCTGACCCTCGATATCAAACTCATATTGACGCTTTACGACAGGCCGTGTTCAAAGATGAAAAAGCACGGTTTATGAGAATAGCGGCTGAAGCCAAGATTGAGGCTTGGCGCACCAGTTCAGCCAATCAAAGGGCAATCAGTATTTAACGCTGTCTAAGGGTTTAGCTAAATCTTTCTCAACCATAAGTCCAGCTAAAGTAGCAAGCCTATTTTTCTCACTTACTCCTTTCGAGGTCAGAAAAACTTTGCCGTTGATGCGCTCAACAAAATGGTTTTCTAAAAGGTCTGATAATATCCAATCATAAGGCTCTCTGCCACCAAGCACTGCAATCAGACCGCCGAACCTCGAATTTTGGCGGTTTGATAATATGCTTGCCTTCTTAACTGATCTGCTCATTTTTTGAAAAATTTAGTTGCTGACCTCACTGCAAAACTCGCACTCACAATCACTCCAAGCGTATATTGATAGAACTCAGGCATGACCTCTAACGCCGCAAATCCTTCAGCTACTATTTGTCTTCCCCAATCTCCGCAGAACGCTAGAATAAGTGGTATGCTAAACAAAACGGTTAGCCATTCATCTTTCCATGAGTTTTGACTGCCTTTTGCCATCAACCGCTCCCAATCGGCAGTTGATGTAGCCGCTGATACCATGACGGCGGCTTCCGCTTCCGCTTTAGCTTTTGCTACAGCAGATTTACCGCGTTGTTCTTCAGTCTTTTTGTCCATCCATGAGCCAACAAGCCCACTAATTGGCCCAATCAACGCTTGTATCATATGATACCTCTTAACTGTCTGAGTTGGTCAAAATCTTTTTCTTTCGATCCACCATCATATTCCCACGCATAACCACGCCCAACCATTTCCTCGTTAATGTTCATCTGACCACACATTAGCCAACCAAGCATCCTGCCGTATTTCTCATCTTTTTCTGTTCTGACCCAAAGGCTGGGACAATCTGCCAAACGCCTTTCCAAAAACTCTTTGGCATCCAAGCCAAACTCTTTTTCTTCTAGATCAGTGGTGCGGCTCTCTGGGGCGTCAATACCAGCAAGCCTGACACGTTCTTTTTTGGTGAGGCTAAAGCCAAGATCAATAATTACATCTACCGTATCTCCATCAACCACCCTGACTACTTCTTTGATTTGATACTCATACATCAGTAAATCCTCGTGTCTTCATCTACCAACTTTGGCAAACAATAAGCAGTGATTTCTTGTCCCTGTTTGTGCAATCTTTGAGCGTAGTACACGCAGTCATCAACAGAACGAAAGTGCATATCATTACTGACAAGACGTTTCTCCTCACCGATCCCAACAAAAACAAACAACAAAAAAGCGTGAATCATACATGATTTTTGCCCTAGAAATCCTCGGTATCGTCACCTGTGCGGATCATCTCTGCGACCCTGATAGACCTTGCCCCAACTTGTTTAGCATAATTTGAATCAAGCAATTCTTCAGCGGCAGTTTCATAGTCTCGCCGTTGCAGAGCATCTAAGGTCTTTACGAACCCGTGTAATCTGGACATCCCCATATTGAATACCAAATCTGCCAACGCCCTTTGGCGAACCTCTGACATATCTCTCCACCAAGGAAGGCTTCTATCAAGCTCATCCTCAACAATCTTAATGTCATTTTGCAGGAGGTAATCAACCTCCTCATCTGATAGACCTCTATCCACCAGATTTCTTCCTACCCCTATGGTCTCAATGCCAAGGTGGTCTTTATAAACCTGATTGCGTACACCTTCGTGAAATCTCAACTGCGATACAAACCTGTTGATATTCATATTACCCTCCTTTGCCCAACGCACGATCTAACTTATCTTCAACGCGATGCAGGGCTTCCATTACAGCCCTCATGTCATCCCGCGTATCAGATCGTGTGGCATAATCCTCTCTGGTTCTGTTCAAAAGTATCTCAACTCTCTTCAATTCTCTGGCCTGTGTGCCTAGAAACCAACCGCCGCCCATAACAACAATACCAATCAATCCGTCAATGATATGAGCCAAATCCATCACAACGCCTCCATGCAAGAAATAGATACGCCGTATGTAGATACTTGGTTAGCATCCCACGCAACCATATCGTCCACTAACCTGAACACTCCAACCGTATTAGAAAATGTTGCAGTCGCACCGCTCCCAGCCGCCGCCTTGAGTGATGGCTCAATGGTTACTGAAAAATTACCACTGCCATCAGAGTTTGCATCAGCACAAATCATGTATAGCTTGGCGGCTGAACCCGCGCCTAACTGAACATAATCTCCTGTTTTGACTATGCCTGTGGTGCTGGCTTGGCTTGCTGTATTTAGGTTCAACGTGAAATCGCCTATTGCACCAGCAGAAGCAACTGTGACTGTGGCATTTACCGCTCCTCTAGGTGTTTTTGCATCAGGGTCACCCAAAAGGAATGTTCCACGCTTGCCATGTAATTGGAGTAAAAATGCTTGCCAGTTTGCAACAGTAGCCCTCCGCATGGGCGGCAAGTTCAGATCAACTGTCCAAAGAGCAGATGAAAACTCAGCTACCTGTTGATTGCCAGTGAACGGGGATTGAGACAGGGCTGTTCTGCGCTGTAACGCCCATCTGCTTGTCGTATAAGCTGGGCTGGTTGGTGGCGTAAGTGGGTATGTTGGGGCTGACATGGTTACGCTCCAAATGCACTTGCGACAGGCCCACCGCGTCTACGCTGATCGACAATCGCTGAAATTGTGCTTTCTCTGATAGTTGGTAAAAGATTTACTATCTCCGCTCGAACAGTCTGTGAAACACCAGTCTCAATATTCAAGGTCTGATTTACAACTGTTGATGAACCACCAAGCAAATTCTTGGTATCCATATTGTTTTTTATCGACCCTGTGCTTGATGGCACAAACAGTTCTGGTCCACGCTCCCCGACAAGCATTGGTCCGTGTGCTCTGCCGCCTCCTGCCGCTCCACCAATAGATGCCGTTGGAAGTGCGCCTGATGTCCCTGTCAGACCAAACATGGAATTTATTATCTGATTCACCACCATAAGTTCGAATGCCTTGGATATGATTGTCCTCGTGAAGTTGCTGAAAATATCCTGTAATTTATCCAGATTTATTTTCCCAGACATCATCATGTCTGCAAACGAATTACTTATGTCTGTGGAGGCAGACATCAAAGCTCCTCGAACCGCTTGGAACATGGGGTCAGCCATTCTTATTTCTTCTTTGATTTTTTCTAATGCCTGAGTTGCATTGGGCAAAGCCCTTTCGCCGAACTCATCAATTGCCTCTGTCAGCAATCTTTGTTTTTCTTCTAAATCTGTTTCAGCGTCTGTCATTTCGCTGATGATATCTTTTGCGGCTTGCTTTCTTTCGTTGGCCGCATCTTGTACTTGGTTTATTTCTTCCTGCGTGTTTTTGAAGTCAACAATGGCGGCAATCAACTTCTTTATTTCTTCGATCTGGTCTGTTGTAAAATCACTATCACCAACAATTCTCTCAAGCATTGAGGCTTTTTCATTTCCAGCCATACCCCCTGCCCTTAGAATGTTTATCTGTGTATTCAGATTTTTTACCACTCCCTCGAAATCTGTTAGTGTGTCATTCGCGTCCTGAAATCCACGTAGTTCGTTTAGCAGAGCAATTATTGCATCTTTTTGATCCAAAAATGCTTTGCCAGCAATTCTTGCATTCTCAGCACCAGCCTCCAAAGTTTCTGGCAATTCAACTTGCGCCAAAAGACCCGATGAACCCAATGCTTGGATCAGAGCTTCATCATAACCAAGAAAAGCTAATTTTGCATTTTTGACGTCATCTTTAAGGCCCACAATGGCTTTGTCAAAATCCTCATACTTTTCGGGTGCTTTTTCCGCTGTCTTTAGATTTTCATTCATAGTTTTAGACAGCTCGTCTAAATCTCCCTCAAGAGCCTTGACTGCATTTTCCAACATTTCAAACTCAGGAAAAGCGTCTGCTAAAAATCTTCCAAGTGCTACGAGCTGTCTGCCAAGGAACAGGATGGCTTCAGTAACTAATCTGAGCGGGGCAACAACTGCAAATATAGCTCCAGCCATCACCGTTCCTATCAAGTGTACTACTGGTTTCAAAATTACTGCTACTTGCATCAAGGTGTCAGACAAGAATGTAAATGCAGCGGTAAGCCCAACTCCCCCTATGCCCTCTCCCAAAGCTAGTTTCAGATTTGTCATAGCAATGCCCAGATTAGACATGGACACAGAAAGGTTTGCGGCGGCTCGATCCATACCACCGCCAAATCGTTTGTCCAATCCAGCTTGCAGGGCTGTCATTATTTGTTGTGCGCCTTCAGCAGTTTGGCCCAACTCTGAAAGCTCCATTCTAGTTTTGCCGATCTCCTCTTGAAGTATCGTATAAACTGGAATGCCTTGCGTCTGAAGCTGTTCAAGCTCTTCAAGGCCCAAACCTCCACCAACCGCTCTAGTAGCGATCCTGACCATTGCTTCAAAGGCCGCTACCCTGTTTGTTGTTGCGGCGGCGGCATCGCCAAAAGTGGTGAGGAGTTTTTCAGTGGGAGCAATCCCCGCTCCTCCCAACTGAATAAATGCTTTAGATAATGTTTGAATATCAAATGGAGTGCGTTGAGCAAATGTCTGAATAAAAGACATAGCCGCTTCACCTTGTTCCATTCCTCCGAACACGGTTCCAAGCGTCATTTCTAAATCTTGAAATTGTGCCGCTGTCCTCGCAACATCAACACCAAGAGCAACTATTGCGGCTCCAGCCACCGCGCCTATTACAAGATGCAAACCTTTGAATTTAGCCGTGAGGCCACCAACCACTCCCCCAACAGTCGAAAGACTGCGGCTCATTCTGGTTCCAGCTTGAGCGGTTGCCCTTTGTGATACAGCAAGTTGCCGTCTTAGGTTACTAAGATCAGCCTCAATTTTTACTATTAGGGTGTCAACAGTTGTTGCCGCCATCAGTCAGGATACCTTTCCATCATATCCTCAAGTTCACCCTGCGAAAGTGGCGGCGGTTTACCACCTGAGTGAAACTCTGAAAATCCTTCAACTGCCATAAAAAATTCCTGAAAACTCATATCCCAAAAATCTGTTGGTCTGATCTGCAGTTTTCCTAAACCCAACCGCATATAATCATCCCAAGGCAATTCATCTACAACAATGCTCCCGCCTCGTCTGCGTTTCCCTCATCACCGCCAGCCCCAAGCGCAAGGGCCAGTATTTCACCGCATTGAGCAATCCCAATCGCAAGCCCAGCGTTCCAGACCGCTTTGCCTATAGACTTTTCATTCACGTCATTACCGCCAGCCTTTATGACAGGCGTCAATATTCCGACCACTTCAAAAGTCGATATGTCGGCTTCAGAAAGGGATTGTGCAATCTTCACAACGCCCTTCCCCATCTGACGCTCTATTCTCATTATGACGTCAAGTGTGACCCTGCCATCGTAAGTCTCGTCACCCAGAACTATCTTCAGTTCCCCTCTTTTCGGGTTTGTCATTTTTGTTTCCCTCAGTTTCTACCAAGAATGTTTCGCCCCTTTGGGCAACATCGTTAACACTCGCGGCAATGTATTTTTCATCACCACACTCAATAGTATCTCCAACCTTTATTTTACAGGCGCAAGACACTGAAAAAACAAAAGCTGAATCAGAGGACTTCATCATAGCCCCCCAATCCTTGCCTTTGATTTTTACATCTACAATAGACCAAGCCATTTTTTAGACCGTAGCAAATGTAATTGCGCCGCTTGATTCCAAGGTGATTGAATATGTTACTTCACCATTGTACTCACCAGCATATTCCAGACTTGATACCATGAACGCTCCTGTGTAAGTGCCAAAGTCTGGAACGATAACTTGAAAGTTACTAAAACTTGACGCCCCAAATTTTCCTCTGAGTGTGGTTTCTGATGCCGCGTCTGTGAACACTCCAGAACCAGAAATGGTTGTGGATTGCACTCCTCCATTTGCAAGCAAAGCTCTTAGGCTAGAGCTGTCCTTATTAGTTACATCTACAGCTTCATCGTTCATAGTGATAGAAGTCGAACGCAAACCACCGATAGTTGTGAAGGCTTCTGGCGAACCAGCGTTGCCAATCTTCAAAAGTAAGGCTGAACCTTTTTGTGCCGCCATGTCTAATCTCCTTTAACTGTCTGACACAACGGCACGAAATCGCATGATCCCATGCCGCGTTATTCCATCTGCATCAACCAGTGTTGTAAGAAACTCCTGTTTCATATTCACTGACTGACCGCCTGAAACACTCAGGCTTGAGTCATTAAGGGTATCATAAATTTGTTTCATAATCACCTTAATCTCTTTGCGGCCACGGTATTGTGACCATGTGTGTATAGTAAGCGTATGTTCGTGCATATCCAAAGTGTTTGTTGAAACATTGTTTGATGTCTCCTCCCCGATGGTTATGTATGGGTAAGCTGTACCTTCTGGAACCTCATCAAAAACACCTGTGATTGCAGACCCAGCCGCATCTGTTATGCTTGCGCTGTTCAACGCTGAAAATATTGTTTTTTGTAACTCAAAACTGTGAATAGACATTATTTTGCCTTTATCATTCTTCTTTCTAATTGTCTTATTTTGGATAAATTTGAATCAAGAGCGGGTTGCATAAAAGGTCTTGCCGCCATCTTCGTGGTTCCAAACTCAAGAAAAACAGAATAATCTGCCGTGCTTTCAACAGAAGCCCCAAGACCGTCCGTGTCAATATTTAGGAATATATGATTAACTAGAAAGCCTGTATCGCTTGCTGGAGGCTCACCAGAGGCCGATGAGGTGTGTGTCCTGCGGGGTTTGTACAGTTCATATGTAACGCCGCTCTTTGCGCCTTGTGCGATGCTTTCCACGGCTGTGTTGCGAACCAAATTTCCAGCCTCACCAACTAATTGTTTAGCGTTGCGCGTGAGTTGCTTTACTGCTTTGTCAAACTTGGGGCTTCGAATTGTTTTTACTTTAACACTGCTCATTATGTCGCCACGCCCTCCGTCACCATCACTTCTAGATATTTATCGCGTTCACCAATATTGCTTATCCTATTTATGTTGAAAAGTCTGGTATAACTTGTTCCATCTACTGAAAAGGCATAGAGTATCCTATGCGTAACTTTCAAGTCTCTGCGAAATCGAATTGTTATCTTATGAGTTGTCCTTGGCTCTATCTGATCTCCAAAAAACCTCTCTCCACCACCTTGCGCCTCTATACTACCGAATGTCGTAGCAAAAGTTGAAAATGCGCCTGACGATCCTCCCGCTCCATCTGCACTGGTTGCTTTGCTTTGGAGTTGTAGGGAATGTTGCATTTTCCCAATCGACATCAATACCCCCCACCGAAAGCACTTTTGCCATATCTCATTATGATGAATGGCTGAAGCAAATTAGATATCATTGGACTTATTTTTGTTGCACGTCCCTCATCTTCCCCTCTGTGTTCATACAGAAATGTTATATATTCTAGCATTGCAACACGAATAGCCTCTGGCACGTCTGTGGTGTTTGTTCCATATCCCGCTGTGTAGTTTACTTCTATGCCATTCGCGTTCCGCAGATCGGTGGGCCATGACCCCCCATCGCGCAATACAATCCTTGCTGGCTCCCTTACCGTATCAACATAATAGTTGGTGGTAGCCCATGTGCTTTCAGTATTGTCATCGCTAAAATATTTAACACTGCTTACTGCTGATACTGGAGATCGAGGAAGTTCTATGTAGTTGATTAAAGAAACTTGGAAAGGTGCTGTGTATATTCCTTCCTTTAGCGGTTCCTCTATTTCGCCTATCGCATCGATTGAAAGTTTATAAACAGTATTGATTAGCGTGCGGTTGAGATAATTTTCCGTCATTACTCTTGCGGCTTTGATCAGATTGGCTATCAAGGTTGTATCAACGCCAGAATCAAGCCTAAGATAAGCTATTGTCTCAGCACTTGTAAGCGGCTCAGTAGATGGGGCAGTCGTTACAGATAAACCGCTCATGTTATTCTCCTAACCCTCTGCCGCCTCATCAACAGCCTCAACTGATTCGATCAATGCTTTGGTAAACGCATCTTGCGCCACCTGCACCTGATCTAGTTGAAACCTTAATGTACCAGCCCTCGTTTGCAAATCTCTTATCTGATTCACCAAATACTTTTGTTGGTCAGTCATGCTCTCTATATCATGCTCAACGCTATTTATTGAGATTACGTTATCAGTCATTTATCCCTCCAATTCTGTTATACGAGCCTCAAGTGCATCGTTCTTTGCCGACAATTCTTGTAATGCTTTTACCAAGACAGGCACCAATGCCTCGCCTTGATACTTCAAATGTTCTGCCTGCTCATTATCAATGATGACATTGTCACTACCTTCTAACGCCAAAACTTCTTGAGCAATAAACCCATACCGTTTTGTTCCAGTTCTAACGTCTGGGTTGTCCCTACTTTCATTGTAATAGAACGATACGGGCCGTAGCTGATTAACAAAGGAAAGACCTTTATCGCTGCCTATGTTGACAATATCTGTTTTGTCTCGCTGGTCTGACGTAGCAGCAATCGTTGTTTTACAGTATGCGTTGGTGATATTGTTATGACCAAGAATGAGTCGATTACTATGCGTAGTTACATTCAAAACTGCATCTGCGCCAGATACCTCGCCTATAGCCACGTTACCCGCACCCGTTGTGCAGTTTGCTAAAGAGCCAGTTCCTATAGCAGTGTTGTTATTGGCAGTGGTGTTCAAACTCAAAGCATAATAGCCCAACGCTACATTGTTTGCTCCAGTGGTGTTTGCGCCAAGCGCACTACGACCTACAGCGGTATTTTGTGATGCGGTTGAGTTATTATCTAACGCTAGGACACCCACCGCTACATTGTTCGACCCTGTAGTATTGTTCTCAAGGGCTTCACCACCCATAGCAGTGTTGTTAATTCCTGTTGTATTCGCAGTTAAAACATTCACACCCACACCAGTGTTATAAGCCGCTGTAGTATTCGCATCTAAAACACTGTGGCCAACAGCTACGTTCCCAGTCCCAGTGGTGTTTGCGCCAAGTGCAAGAAATCCTACAGCAGTGTTGTTTCCTGCTGTGGTGTTTGAAGTCAATGCCGCGCTTCCTACTGCCACATTCTGTTGACCAGTGGTATTTGCGTCACCTGCCGTTGAGCCAATAAATACGTTGTTAGAACCCGTAGTATTTGCGACTCCTGCCCCTTGACCCATCGCTGTGTTTGTGCTTCCAGTGGTGTTTGCATATAACGCACTAAGACCTATCGCCGTATTGTTAGATGCAGTGGTATTGTTGCCTAGTGCGTTAGCCCCCACCGCAACATTGTTAGACCCTGTTGTGTTTGAATGTAACGCACCCCTAGCACTACCAGTTCCGATGCCAACATTATCGTTTCCAGTGGTATTTGTATTGAGTGAAAACCCGCCTAAAGCAACATTTCTTGCGCCCTCTGTGTTTGCAGAAAGTGCAATGTGTCCTATGCCTGTGTTGTTAGCCCCGCTGGTCAAAGCATCTAATGCTTGGTCACCCAACGCCACGTTTTGTGTGCCTGTCGGATAGTTGCAATCTAGCTTAATTGTGCCACCATCTACAGAAAGCGTTTTATGTTGATCGGCAAGGTCTCTTGCTCTGGTCATTATTCTGCCTCCAGTGTAGCTATACGAGCCTCAAGTGCATCGTTCTTTGCTGAGAGTTCTTGTACGGCTTTCAAAAGAGGGATTACAAACATTTCATATGAAACGCCTTGTTTATCATCCTCACTGGCCACATCAACTGTCCAGCCGCTAAAATCTGTAACGCTGTGTTTATCCAAAGCCTCCTTCACCTCTTGGGCGATAAGGCCATACATTTTATTGGTATATCCTGCCTTTGTTTTGGCGGCATTGTATTCAGATAATGATGAGTCTAATTCAGATGGGGATTTCCACTTATAGGTGACTGTGCGTAGATCATTGATAAACTCAAGGCCACAATCTGCGTTATCAGCAATATCTTTTTTCCAGCGTTTATCGGACGCTCTCGCCCAGCTAGAATTAGCTGTGAAGTTGTTGTAAACAATATTTCCTGATTTGCCAAAATAGAAGTAATCTGACGTCCCTGATATGCCCTGCCCTAAAACAATAGCGTTATTATTAGTTGCACCCGCATTACATCCTTGCCCAACAATTGTGTTGCTACCGCCAGTAGTGACTGATTTTCCAGCATCATTGCCGATAAACGTGTTTGCAATGCCTGTTGTTAAAGCGCCTCCAACATAATTGCTGAATGAGCCACCAACCAGCGTGTTATTATAACCTGTCGTAATTAAGTATCCCGCATTTAGGCCTACGCCTACGTTTCCATAGCCAGTTGTGTTTTGTCTTAGAGCTTCATGTCCTACAGCAACATTACCATTTGCGGTGGTGTTCTGGTATAAGGCACGAATACCTAAAGCGACCAGCCCCGCTCCTGTAGTGTTTTCTTGTAATGCGCTTTGACCCAACGCCGAATTACTATAGCCAGTAGTATTGTCTTTCATCGACGACCAACCGACTGATGTATTTGATGCGCCAGTGGTGCTTGAAAGCATTGCATCTTTACCAATAACAGTGTTGTTAGCCGCCGTAGTATTTGATGTAAGTGCGTTGTAACCAATTGCGGTATTGTCACTGGCAGTAGTGTTTGCGTCTAGGGATTTTGCACCTACAGCAGTGTTTTTTACGCCAGTCGTGTTTTGGTTTAGTGCATTATATCCAAGACCCGTATTGTTGTCTGCTGTGGTGTTGTATTGCATCGCAAGACGACCCATTGCGATATTTTGGTCGCCAGTAGTGTTATTATTTAAACAACCAGACCCCACCGCAGTGTTGCTTGCCCCTGTCGTGTTTACTTGAAGCGCACCATATCCCAAGCCAGTATTGTCTGCCGCTGTTGTGTTTGCGCCTAGCGCATTAGACCCAAGTGCTGTGTTAGCACCACCAGTGGTATTTGCATCAAGAGCCTGATAACCAACAGACACGTTGTTGTTGCCTGTAGTGTTTAAATACAGTGCCGACCTGCCAACAGCAGTGTTTGAATGGCCTGTCGTGTTGCTACCTAGAGCATAGTTTCCAAAACCATTATTGTTGTCACCAGTGGTGTTAGCTTGCAGTGCGGCATAACCCATAGCATTAACGTTCGCACCAGTGGTGTTATTTAACAGAGCGTTTACGCCGACAGCATTATTACCACTACCCGTTGTGTTCGCGCTTAATGAGTTTTGACCGACAGACGCATTACTCACACCAGTGGTGTTTGCATCCAGACTACCTTGACCTACCGCAGTATTGGTATGTCCAGTGGTGTTTGCTACAAGAGCATCTGTACCTACTGCCGTATTGTTGTCTGCTGTAGTATTCGCGTAAAGGGCTAACTTACCGACTGCCGTATTGTTGCTACCTGTTGTAGTTACGGCTAGTGCCTCTCGACCGATGCCTGTATTAGATGCCCCTGATGTATTAGCAGTTAGGGCGGCGTGTCCTACAGCGGTATTATGAGAGCCAGAAAGTGAACCATCATCAAGGGCAGTGTCGCCTAAAGCCACGTTGTTAGTGCCTGTTGGGTAGTTACCGTCCAGCTTGATTGTACCGCCGTCAAATGAAACAGTGCCAGCGGTAAGCGTTCCATTGCTAACGGTGAAATCGCCTTTGATATCCCCGCCAAAAACGCTGAATACATCGTAAACGACAATCTCAACCACATCGTTTGCAGTCAAGGCGGTTAGACCCGCGATAGTATTGGCTGTGCTTGTGTTGTAATCAGTACCAGCTACCAATGCTGATCCATTCAAATACACATCCACATAGTTGCCATCAGTAAAGGTTAGGGTTCCACCAGTAATCGCACCGCTGATGGATGTCTCTCCACCAGATGCGGTCTTGTAAAACCTCTGTCTAACCGCCTGTGAGGGCGTTCTTCCAATGTAGGCCATATCGCCCCCTTTTAAGCCTTATTCAGCTGTGTGCGCCTTCCCAGCGGTGATAGCCTTATCAACCTCGGCCATATCTTCGTCACCCCAGTCGTCCTTTGCTTTCATAAGCTCAAGATGCTCGACATTACGATCCACGCATGATTGACGATCCTCTGCGGATTCATCTTCCATCTGCGTACCGCCGATTACAGCGTTGATGAGATCAACGGAATGACCCATAGCGGTGTAATCTTGTGCTTTTTCTTCTGTAGTTCTCGCCATTTTAATCTCCTTTGGCTTCTAATTCAGCTACCCTCGCTGAGAGTTCTTTCACGGCATTTACCAAATACCAAGTCATGTTTTCAGGGTCTACGCTAAGACAGCCTGTAGTTTCTTCCCTAACTACATCAGGCAAGATTTCTTGTATCTCTTGAGCAATAACGCCAAGTTGCACACCCTGCTTATCAATGGCGGCACTCACTGGCAGTTCATCAATCTCATCAGCAGTACGATACTCAAAGTTACGAACACGAACCTGACTGATTGCATCAAGCCCTGTGTTGTTATCCTCAATGTTTTTCTTGATGCGGCGGTCAGAGGTTGTGGCAAAGTTTGCTGAGTTATTGCCCGCGTAAACAGGACCATTACCACCAGATATAAAAGCTGTGGTTCCACCTTTCCCAACCATGCCGTTAGAACCAACAACTACACAGTTACTGTCGTTTGCGGCATTTGGTCTGCAATAATAACCTATGCTAGTATTATTTTCACCTGTCGTAGTTGTCGAGCCAGCTAACTTTCCAAATGCTTGATTTTGACCTCCTGTAGTAACACTCGGTCCAGCACGTTTACCATAGAAACAGTTATTGCTGCCTGTAGTATTAGCCACTCCAGCGGAAGCCCCTAAAGCTAAGTTATCACTGCCAGTGGTGTTTGCAAACAAGGCACTCCAACCGACCGCTGTGTTGTCGCTTGCGGTTGTGCTATTGTAAAGGGCAGACCGACCAACACCAACATTCTTGATACCAGTCGTGTTTGTGTATAGCGCACGGCCTACAGCAGTGTTGTCCTCGCCCGTTGTGTTTGACGTAAGTGCTTCTTTGCCAACAGCGACATTAAAAGCACCAGTGGTGTTTGCGCTAAGAGAACTTGTGCCTACAGAGGTATTGTTTGCGCCAGTAGTGTTTGATCCAAGTGCAGATCGGCCAACAGCCGTATTGTTTGACGCCGTTGTATTTGCGTCCAAGGCACGTTGACCCACTGCGGTGTTTCCAGCCCCCGTGGTGTTCACCTCTAAAGCCTTGCGTCCAACGGCTGTGTTTTGGTCACCTTCAGTATTTGCGCCTAGCGCACCCTGACCAACTGCAACAAGTTCGGACCCAGATGTATTCGCATCAAGTGCCTCATGCCCAACCGCTGTGTTGTTGCTGGCTGTGTTTAAATTTAGAGCATTATATCCGACTGCTGTGTTATATGATTGAGTTGTAGATGACCCAGAAGCATTTGCACCTACAGCAACATTCAAAGTTCCTGTAGTATTTGCACCTAGTGCATCGTGACCTATGCCGACATTATAATCGCCTGTGGTGTTCGCATCTAAAGCACGATTGCCTATTGCAACACCGCCATCTGCTTCAGTGTTGTTATAAAAAGCAGTGTATCCTAACGCTGTATTTGCAGCACCTGTTGTATTCAAAATCATGGCATCTTTGCCGACAGCGGTGTTGTTATTTGCTGTGGTGTTCGCGCTTAATGCACCGTGACCAACTGCCGTATTGTTACTGCCTGTACTATTCGCATCTAATGATTGACTTCCAAAAGCAGCGTTTTGTGTGCCAGTTGTGATATTACCACCAGCGGCGTAGCCAACACCTGTATTATAATCAGCAGTAGTATTACTGTATAAAGCCTGATGGCCCATTGCTACGTTATAATCACCAGTGGTGTTTTGGTGAAAAGATTGATTTCCAACTGACGTATTTCTGACGCCTGTGGTATTAGTTTTGCCAGAGTTGTAGCCTATTGCCGTATTTTTTTCGCCAGTGGTGTTTGCCCCAAGCGCGGCATCACCCATCGCAGTGTTGTTAGATGCAGTAGTATTTGCGTCTAAAGCACCCCTTCCTACTGCTGTATTGCTAACGCCAGTGGTGTTTGCAACAAGAGCATCCCCTACTGCTATATTTGAATGACCTGTAGTATTCGCAAAAAGAGCATACGCGCCTATCGCAGTATTGTTATCTGCTGATGTATTTGCTGTTAAGGCAGAGAATCCTATAGCAGTATGATTACTACCGCTAAATGACCCATCATCTAGGGCTTGGTCACCCAACGCAACATTGTTTGTGCCTGTCGGGTAGTTGCCGTCTAGCTTGATTGTGCCACCGTCAATATCAGTGTTGCCGTTAACAGTAAGACCGTTAGCGGTATTAAACCTCTGAAATCCAGCACCGATATATGGCATTGATCACTCCTATGTGCTTATGGCGTCTACAACGGACACCCAAACATCCGCGCTACTGGCAGTATTTGATTGGACCTTGAGAACATCCGCGCTTTGCATAACAATTTTTGCCCCGCCATCTAAAACCTGTAATGCTGAACCCACAGGGATAGGGGCGTCTTTGACTATATAATAATCATTTGATCCGTCATTGATAAATACATCCATGAGGATTTGGCTTGTATGAACATTGGCAACATTAATACCAACCAGCGCGTCATCTGAGTTTGCAGTCCGCACCGTAACCGCGCTTGTTCCTACGTTTCTGACAATGCTTCTTTCAAAATCCTGCGCCATAAATGCCCCCCTTAAAGTGCCACGGCCATAGCTATAGCGAACCCAGCGGTGACACCTGATGCCGCCGTTTGTGAATCTACATAAGCCTTAATTGATTGCTGTGTCGCCAAATGACTTGCGCTATCTGATGACATATTGTCCTCATCTTTGATTGATGTACCAGATATTGACCCATTCAAAACCGCGCTTGTGAGTGTTTTGTTAGTCATTGTTTGCGTTGCTATTGTGCCTACAAACTCCTGATCGCTACCCGCTGGCAACGTAAGGACATTAGTCACACTGGCTGAATGAGGTTGAGGCTGTATAGTTTGAGCATGGGCATTGCTTGATTCACAATACAGCTTGATCTTTGCAATACTTCCCGTGCCTGTTCTTATATCTACCAAGCCATCTGAAACGGTTACACCGCCGCTAGACCCATCACCATCAAGGTTTATTTTGCCCGTGCCGTTTGGCAAAATGTCAATGTTGCGGTTTGAGCTTGATACAATATCGCGGGTCAACACATCTAAATTGCCACCAAGCTCTGGGCTTGTATCCTCGACCACCGCTGTGATGGCGTTTGTAGGGGCAAGACCAGCAACAAGCGTTGATCTTTGTATTTTCTTTAGACCACCGCCTGAAGTATCGATTGCCAAAAGAACATCATCTGCCGCGACAGAGCTTATCTCACTTAGGCTTCCGATAGCTGTGGATTTGAAATCTGTGCCATCAGCAATCAATATGTTGTCTGCTGTGTTAGTGCCAAGAGCAAATGTTGTGGCCGTGATAGCGGCGGGTGTTGATCCACCTATAACCGCACCGTTAATTGTGCCGCCTGTAATCTGCACGGCATCAAACGTGCCAAGCTCTAACGCATTCACAAGCTCTGCGCGGGTTATCTTTTTGGTTGTGGAAACTGATGTATCGACAATAACAAATAAATCATCAGCCGCCGTATTCGCTCCCGTTAAGGCGGTAAGGTCGGAAATCTTTGCATTTGACATGACCTAGTTCCTACTCATCCAAAAATGGGATGTAATTAAGGTTAACAACAAATCTGCGCTTGCCTTCTTCTGTATGCTTCACAGACCTGTGCTTTAGCCCAGATGGAAAGGTAACAAGCCTATTTCTTTTTGTTTCAATAAACGTATCTTGTTCATCCATAAAATCTGTGCCGCCTAAATTATCATTCAAATAAAATATGCTAGTCATGCCTATCGTTTTTATTTCTGGCGGTACGATATGCTCTACTGATCCGTAGTCTATATGAAAATTACTGCTTTTTGTAGTGTGCAGATTTAAATTCGCTTTTATCTTCAGTAAGGCAAACGGCTTGAGCTTGATGATAAGCGGCTGAACTAGGCTTATGTAATCGCTCTGTATCAGAGTGTTATTCTGGTAAAACATATGAGTGAACTGTGGATTATCATCACCCTCAAAATCCGTATGGTCTTGGCTATACCAAGGGAACAACGCATCTTGTATGCCCGATACAACCTCAAGCTCCTCCTCAGTTAAAAAATCATCTGTGATTGTTACCATGTCCAGATTTCTACCCAACCACCAGCACCATCTTGTGGGTCATCAGGACTAGCCGCCGCTCCCCCAGCACCTATGGACATAGTAAGAGTTTTGCCCCCCACACTTGATCCGCTTACAAATTTTGTGACCAAGTTGCCATTTCGCCCATCGTGTCCCGTGATATCAAAGTTACCTGATGACGCTCCACCTGTGCCGCCCATGCCTTGCCTAACATCTCCACCTGTATCGCCAGTCGAAAACGGGCCGCTGTAAGTGCCATCGCCGTTACCAGCATTGCCCCCTTTGGCTGTAATTGCTACGCCTAACGTACTATTTGTAACCGTAGTGTTGCCGCCTACAGACCCACTATATGCTGTGTTCCCTGTCCCTGGTCCACGTGTTCCGCCGCCTCCGCCACCACCAGCGGCGTTGATAAGTAGAGCTTGCCTACCTGACGGTATTGAAACGCTAGTTGTGCCAGTTGTGTACACGTTGATGCTTGCGGGGAAACCAATGGCGTTCTCTGCGATTGATTGCTTAACCCTGAGAGGTGTCATCAATTCTGTATTATTTGTGCCTGTCTCTGCCGTTGACTGTGACGCAACAATAACATCAACAATTTTATTGCCGCTGCTATCAAGTATATCAATGCCGCCAGCGGATGCGGCTTTGAGGCTATCAGAGATCAGCTTAACCCTACTGTTTGTGACGTCCATCTCTGCCACAATAATCCAGTTGGCGTTGTTTTTATCTCTGATGCGCAAATAATTATTCGTTGTGTCCATCCACCACATATTTGCATATGTTGTAGACGGCGCACTTGAACTGCTATTGTTAGATGCTATTGCGGCAAGAGCGTTGTTGAGGTCTGAACGAAACGCTGGGGTAGTCTGGTTATTAATTACATAATCATGGGTTGCCATTAGTTATACCTCACTTTTGCCGCAAGAGCCGAAAGCGCAGGCGTTATATCGTCTGCCGTTGACTCCAACTGTATCTTAAATCGAAACGCTCGTCCACTAAAGTCACCTGATTTGAAACGCTTGTAGGCCGACCATGTGGGTGAGCTTGCGGGGTTATCATCTGTGGTTGAGACAAACTGTATCACATCATTATCAGAAAATGACGAACCTCCTGTGAGGTCATCAAACAAACCCGCCAAATCATCAAAGTTGCCTGTAAGGGTATCAAACGTATCAGTAGCGGCATCGTTAATTCTTACAACCGTCATTTCCATATTTACCCGTGCAACCCTGACTGCGCCTGTATCTATGTACGCAGAAAAATCATATGTGGCTGTGCTTGGCTGAGATGAGGGGTCTGTTATCCGCAACCTGTTACTCACAACACTACAGCCTGTCTTTGAGCCACTAAAAGCCGTGCTTTCTGTTTGAGTTTGAGTATTAGTAAAAACATCAAGGTCTGCCGCCCTAATGACCACGCTTGTTGCGTTTTGTGATTGGTTGCCTGATTTATCATATGCCTTGATAAGATATGTGCCTGACCTTGGGGGAACGGTAACACTGTTGGCTGGCCGCGCGACCTTATTGACCGCCGTTGTCGCATTGGCGAATGTTGCCCCGCTCTCTGCCTGTGCGTGGCGTATCCTATAAAATGACAAATCAAGATCACCAACAGGAACCCACTCAAGATGTATGCCCGCTGATGACACATTAAAGCTAAAGTTAGTTACATCCTCTGGCGGGTCTGCAAGCCCCTCCACAGTTACGTTGCTTCTGGTAACAAAATCACCCTTGAGGCCAAAAGTATTGATAGCCCTCGCTCTTATGTCATACTGACTATCTTGGACATCCAGTATTTCAAACTCCCCCAAGTCACCTGTGCCAGCACTGATGAAGTTTGAATCAGCCGATTTCTTGAATTGCACCTCTACGTTATCAACACGCTCTGGGGCATCCGCTGTGATAGTTGCCACAATCACATTGGTAAGATGCTCATTGATGACCCGCGCCTCACTGGATATAGCAAGGCCGATTGGCGGGATATCAAATGGATCAGCGAGGTTTGTATTGTTCGATTCAAAAGCCGCTTCTTCAGCTGTCCAATCATAAACGCTAGAGCTTATCTCCTGTAAGGTCATATTGACAACAAAACCGTTTGTTTGATCTAGATTAAGTTGCCAGTTTTGTACCTCAAATTGTTTGTTTGTAAATCCAAGCCTAGAATTAGTTATTTGTATTATGTCTCCAATCTGAGCTTGCATGGCTTTGATTGAAAATGCGCCTTCCACAACAATTTGCTCTCTGTTTCGAAAAAGAGCTATCTTGGCTATCCTTTGTGCCATTGTCGATGTGTCAGTCATTCCCAAATCAAGGTCGATTGCTGATTCAATTCCACCGTCAGCATCTATAAATGTTTGTGATTTTATTTGAGGGAAATCAGATGGTTGGTGATTTGTTTCTGATCCTTTGAACGTACCCTTGACCACATTGTAATTATCACGCCGACTGTGCCTTGTGACAATAGTAAGTCCAGCAAGCAAATCGCTTTCACTAAAACTTAAAGCTGGGCTTACATAAGCGGCGGCTTTGACACGCCACTTGCCCTGTGCATACCAAAGCGTTCCTCCCATGCAACGCAATAGTTGGTCAAGGCCATCTTTTGGTTTGCTAGATGTTGTGAAGGTGCCATTGGTGGTGTATCTTTTTTGTGTGCCACCAGCCGCAAGACTGACATTTTCATCACAAACATTTGCGGCGGCGATAAACTTTGTGTCATCAATCTCTGAGCTTTCCGCGCCTAGACCGTATGATGAGGTCAAGTAATCACGCAAACATAATGCGGAATTACTAGAAAAAGCGGTTGAATTTGTGTTTGGATTGAAAACCTTTTTGCCACTTACCAAAGCTGTTATCTGTGGCTCTCCATTTGGATAAGCATCAGCATCAAACTCAAGCCTGACATAAATGTAACATACGCCTTGCAACCTATGATCCGAAGTCCATTTGCCATTTGATTCTGTAATAAGGTTTGCATTTGCTGATTGTGTATCTGTTCCAAGTGCAATCTCAATCCTTGCTTTGCTTACATACTTGGATGGGGCGGTCACATTGCCACTCCCATCTAGCGTGAGGGCTTCATCGTTAAAAAATATGGTATCCACAGACTGACATTCATGACCAGCAAGAGCTATTACGCTATGGAGGAATTTATTGTTGTCTGTGACTTCTTTGAATATAACCACCCCGCCCACACGGGTTTGGCCATAAATGATAGCATGGTCAGCAACAGGGCTTACTCCACTTACCGCATATCCAGCTTGTCCTGACAATTTCCCAAGGCCACCAACGCTCGGTATTGATGGTTGAAGGGATTTTTGCACAAATGCCATCGCAACATTTATAGCAAGATGTGTAAGAACAAGGCTTGTTGTGATAACACTGACCGTGCCAGCAACCGCCGCCGCTGTGCCAACAGAAGCCGCAGTAGCAACCGCTATACTTACAGGGTCAGCCTGTACAGGCGTGAACCATAAAAGTGATGAAAGAATTGTTGTTGATAACAGAAGCCGCTTCATACCAGCCACGCCTTGCTTTCAGCAGAAACCCTTTGAAATATTAGCCCGTTGTCTCCGAC